GCATAATCGATATCAAGTGTTAGCATTGAACGATTCATGACTTGACCAGCACGCCGTTTGCCTTCTTTTAAATATCCACCGACAAATCCGCCAACATCTTTTATATCGGCTTGTTCAGACTTAGACATTTTATTGTACTCAGTTAAATCTTCTTTAGTTCTAACTGTTTGTGCTAGCTTCTGCATAAAGTCAGACCAAGCCATATTGTGATTAGTCCAATGTGTAGATAAACGACTAGCAGCATAAGAATATGAGACATCACGATCATATTTAATTGTTTCTATTTGAGTGACTTTGTCTAACATGTTCGGCTCCTTTCATTATTTTAGATAGAGCAGAGAAGCCAACGCCTCTCTTTAGCTTTTGAATCTTTTTCTAATTCGTTCAACTTCATTTTCATAATCTTCTAAACCTTCAACACCATTATTTTTTACTAACTGCTTGAAAAGATAAGCATTCATATACTCCAATGCTTCTATGGTTTTCATCTTATGAGAAATGCTACTTAACAAGATCAATAAAAATATAGATAAAACAATTGAAATGACAATCCACATATTTACAACACCTCCAGTGCTATTGCTACACACATTAATATAATTAATTCAAAAATGATAATAGCTATTACCATGAAACTTCAGCTCTGATTTTTTCGTAATCACTCGACGCCTCTACATCATCATTAGCCGTCATCATAATATATACTTGCTCAGTTACATACTTACCTAGCTCATACATTGCTAGTAAGAATAATAGTCTTAATATTTGTTTAATCATTGTTTATCTACCTTCTTTGCTTCGTATAAGACCGGATATAAATTTAAAAAGTGTATTCTATATCCAATCGTCTTAACTTCTACTTTGTCGCCTACTTTTAACCTAGCTTGTATGTCTGCGCTATCAAATTTCTTTTTGAATAATAAGTCGGAGTTTTCAATGACTTGTTTGTTGTCTAATACAATATAGAACTTGTCTTCTTTATCTTGTCTCTTGTTATATTTATCTGTAATTGTCCCTTGATGTACTTCTTTGTTTTGGTAGCTAGCCACTGTATAGATAGGCGATATGACAACAAGCATCAGTGCGATTACGCCGAATAATCGCAGTATTCCAGCAATAAAGATATCGAACCAATCCATATTTTTAAGTTTTTTAATCATCATTGTCATCTCCAGTATCAATTAAACTAGGCATCATACTACTACCTCCACTTTTTCGACCTCTATGCTTGCAGTTTTAATTCTCATCATTTTCATCTCCTCTAAAATAAAGTTAGTACAAAGATTTTTATATTGTTCATCTGATAAGGTGAACGTCATCTCATAACCTCCAATAGCATCTCATTTTCAAAAATATTTCCAACAATTTCAATAATATCGTCATTTTCACTTAGTAATTCAGTTACATTGCTAAAAGTTATATAAAAGGCTCCTTCTTTAAACTCGATAAAACTTACTTCTCTCGAATAACAATCTTGAACAATATCCCCTTCATAAATCTCCACACCGTGCACATCTTTAAATCCTGTGTATTGTAATAGTTTTACTTCATTGAAACTTTTATAACCTGTTGAAATCAAAATGTACCCACTATTAAAATCGATTTCGTCAATAATACTCATAACTTTTTTATCTTTATCCCAAGCTTTAAATTTCAACATCATACTAGCAACTCCCCATCTTTCCAGATTAACGTCATAGTTAGGTCATCGTTTAAGATGTAGAATGCTTTGGTAGGCACACATCTGCCATATAAACATTCTTTTATACTAGTGTTCTCATATAGTGTAGAGTTATAGTCTCCTTCTTGAATCTCGAATAATTCAATCAACCTATCAACCTTAGTCTCTTCCGTTACTTCTTTTTCAATATCAACTATGAAGGGGATATCAATTGGAATAAAACTTGACGTCGAACACTTATTTGTATTTGGATGAAAACGAACGAATCCATCACTAAATCCTGTTGAAAAAAATATTTTTCCTTGTGATAGATCCGGATTTTCTCGCGCCCATTTAATTAATTCATCTAATCTCATTTCTTTTTTAACTTTGATTTTCATTGTTATATCTCCTCTTGAACAGTAAATTTATCGTTAATTGATACATATCCAGTCACATTACATAAGATGCTATCAACATGAAAAGTCACAAAACAGTTGCGCTCAACATCATTTGAATAGAATCTTTTATTACCTGATAACTTGGGGTTATCCCAAGCCCATTGGATAAGTTCAGGTAAATTCATTTCTTTTTCAATTTTGATTTTCATTGTTTCCGCCCTTTTAAAATAAAGTTAGTTGCTTCTGTTCCTCATATTCCAAATCACTTTGCTTTATATATGTTTCAAGCTCTTCCGCTGTATCAAATGTCTTTTTCACACCTTGCCAACCTGGCACGATATGACCGTGAAAGTAATAAGTGCCATTTACTACATGGATATGTGCCACTCGTTCGTTATCCTGATACAGATATCTCTTAGAGCCGAAAAAATGTTTTAAGTATTCTTTACGTCCGCTATCTGTCATGGTCATCACTCCCACAAGTCAAATACTCTATCGACGTAAAACTTCGCCTTTGCTAAATCCTCATGACCATTCTTTAACGGTGCTCTAGACAAGTATTTGATTGCATTACCTATTGCGAATGCTAATTGTGGTGGATACTGTGCCGTAACTTGTTCGATGAAATCTATAATTTCAATGTCGCCGTATGTGTAATGCGCAGGTTGTTTAACATTGTCTTGCATTTCATTCATATCTACTTTTCTGTTACTGATTATGCTCATTATGCTTCACTCCATTTCTTGAACATTTGGTTATAAGTGACATCGAACCAGTACGGATCACGTGAATGTTTTTGAGGCGTTCCATCATAAAGCCATGGTCTCAATCTTCTCTTTCTTTCTTCTTCATATTCCGCTCTCACATTTCGTTGGTATAGGTTCAAAATCGCTTTTTTTCTGATTTTTTCTCTCTCTTTTTCTTCATCTTTTATTTGACTCTTCATATATTCAACTTCATCTTTAGATTTTGAGTCTTTTCTTCCACACAATAATTCATCGCCGCGCATTTTATGTTTGTATCTGTATCTAAGAAGTTCTGGAGATATATGATATTTTTCTGAAACTTCTCTCAATGTCATTAGTTTTCCTTTGATACGCACTCTTATAACTTTTCTTCTAGCCATCATTCCACCTCTAAATCTAAAACCTTGATATTTATAACGTTATATTTTAATAGTTCACCTGGATTATTAAATAAATAGTCCGCCAAATTCTCTTTTTCTTTATCAATCTGATTGTAATTAACACTTTCGACTTCTGTAGGAATTCTAATGTCAACAGAAGCATTGATATAAGCTTGATGTTGCATTCAATCACACTCCTAATCCTTCATATAAAACGGAGAAGTAAATCCGTCACTATTCAAATTCAATCCTTTTGCCCAATCGACAGGCTTATTCATGATAGTTTCGATTTCCTTAAGTCCATTTGAACCTCTAGGTATTTCTACAATTACTTCATCATGGACATGGCCAACTATTTTAAAACCTGATGCTTCAAGCCTTGCTATAGAAATCGCAAGTAAATCCCTTGCAGTTGCTTGAACAATATTCTCGACTAACTTCCCACCATACGTTTTTAACTTTGACCATTTACGGTTAAGATCTAACCCCATAAATTCAACAACTTGACTACCCCAACTATTTTCACCAACTAAAGCTTTTGGATAAGCTAAAGCTCTTCCACTAGGCAGTTCAATCATTAAAAAACCTTTTTTCATATAAAATCTAAGTCCATGTGTATGATGCGTCTTTCGGGATTTTACAGTATTAATTGCAGCCTCTTGGCAAGCCTTCCAAAAATTAACTATGTTAGGATTTGCGTTACGCCAACTATCAACTAAACCTTGTAACTCGTTTTCTTCAATGCCCATTTCCAATGCACCCATTGCTTTTAAAGCTCCAGCGCCACCTTGATAGCCTAAAGCTAATTCGGACACTTTTCCTTTTTGTCTGAGAGGGTCGCCTTTAGTTATGCTTTCTACCGGTACATTAAACATTTGAGAAGCCGATGCTTCATATATCTTTCCGTGTGTGTTGAACACATCTAAACGCCATTGTTCTTTTGCATACCATGCTATGACTCTTGCCTCTATTGCAGAAAAATCACTTACTGCTAGTTCATTACCTTCTTCAGCAGTAAATGTCGTCCTAACTAATTGACTTAATAAGTCTTGAGGATGAACATTGAGTAATAAATCTAAATCATCAAAACGTTGTTCTTTAATAAGATCTCTTGCTATTTCTAATTCAGTATCTGAAATATAATGCTTTGTTAAATTCTGAAGTTGTACACCTCTACCTGCCCATCTTCCAGTACCGGCACCGTAAAATTGAAACAGACCTCTTACCCGTTCATCACTGCACATCATGTCATGCATTTTGTTGTATTTTTTCACACTGGTTTTAGACATTTGCAATCTAATTTCTAGCATTTTTTTAGCTTTTCCTGTTGCTTCTTTTAAGTACTCCTGAACCGTTTTCTTTTGTAAATTAGGTATATCTAATCCTTGTTCATCCTTTAACCAAGCCAATAACTGTGTAGGACTATTAGGATTTTCTAAACCTGTTATATGTTTAGCTTGTTTAAGCAATTCTTCTTTACTCTGCTTATCGAGCACATTAGCTCCTAACATCAATGATTTAGAAAGCTTAATACCTCTGTCGTTTATATGTTGGTCAAAAACCCAATATGTTTGTTCAATTGCAGTTACTGGAAAGTCTTTAATTTTATTAGCAATCGCCATTTCTACTTCTACATCTCGAATACAGTAATCTATAAATTGTTGCCATTTTTCAAGATCATGTTCAGGTAGGTTTCTTGTTCTTCCTCCATTAACTTTTGTTGGTTTACAAGGTATAGAGAAATAACGAATTAAATTTTTACCTGCTTTATCTTTTTGGCTTTGTAGTCTTAAAACTTCTCCAACTTTATCAAGCGAAGCAGGTAAGCCAATACGCATTGAATTAACCATTGTGCAAATCCATTCTTCAGGTGGCATCTGTTTATTAAAATGTTTAGCAAGACAAGTTCTTTCGAAATTAGCATTGAATGCATACTTTTTTACAGCAGGGTCAAATAGAGCAATTTTAAACGTCTCATAATCAGCGTGGAAAGGCTCATTATCTACTTTAGTCATGTCAATCGCACTAATCGCTCCACCATCTATCGAATAAGCTATAATTAAAATTTCGAAATCTTCAGCTTCTGTGTATTTATAGGCACCACATTTCGAAATATCGTTACTGCTGTATGTTTCAATATCTATATTCATAAATTTCAAATTCTTGACACCTCAATTTCTTTAAAATTAAAGTGGGGCTTAAAACCCCACCTATTGACTTATAAGAAATCCTCATCATCAGTGTCTAATTCATCAAAATCATCTTCTGCTGCACTTGCACCGCCAAGAGGTTCGCCTTTTTCTACAAGTTGAATGTTGTTCAATCCAACTGCGATACCCTTATTACCATTTGTGTTGAATGGAAATAAATTGATTGAAGCTCTAATATAGTCACCACTTACAATAGTTCCAGAATCCGTTAATCTAATTTTGTTTTGGTCAATAATACCAGGTGCTTGTTTGCTTGATGCGTTAATAAAATAAGCGTCTTGATAATTCACATCATCTTCTCTTTCAGTATCTCCATCACGTAATGGAAGTTTCAGATTTGCAGGAACTTTGCCGCCAAACTTACTAACTTTTCCTTCTTCTTTAGCAGCTTCTATAGCTTGTTCAATGGCTTTTATCGTACTTGTATCTGATTTAGGAATGATTAAACTGATTGAATACTTTGCTTCTTGCCCTTCTTGCATACTGTGAGGTTCAAAAATATGTGCATATGATGCTCTTACTTTTCCTGTAATCACTTTAGTTTTATTTAATACTTTTGCTTTCATGTTTATATACCGTCCTTTTTAATTTTTATAGTTCGTCAAAATCATCTTCGGCAGATGACTTTATAGCTGGCCTTTTATCTGACTCAGTAGCAAGTGTTAATTTACCTTGCGGCTTTTCTATAAAGCCTTCTGCAATTTTAGAAAATGCTTTTTTGCCGATTAATTTTTCTAAATTCGTAATGCTAAGTAACTTGGTTTCTGTAATATCTTCAGGTTTATAACCCGCTTCAACTAAC